ATATTTGCCACTAGCCTAATCCTAACCAAGTAAATCGTTCTTGGTCTTCTTTTTGTTGTGTTAAGTATGTAGAGTTTAACTGTTCTATAATTGTAGTTAACGCTCTGTTAATTTGTCTTTGGTTATCTTCACTATATTCTTTTTTAGGTTCTGGTAATCTTACCACTACTTTTGTCATTATCCTCTCCTTCCATCAGGTTGTAAGTCTACTTGAAATGTACCAAATCTCCACGATTCACCTACACCAGTATTTTCTATTTTTATATTTGCATATCGACCTCTTGCACGTGTATCTACTTTGGTTGTAGTAGATGTAATTGTAAAAGGACTTAATGAAGTCTGTGTATCACTATCAGCAGGAAAATCTTTTACAGATAAAGTAATTTGATTATTACCCAGTAACACTTTAAAGTTTGGTAAAAATCTACGCATAGCTAAAAAAACTTCGCTTTGATCTGTTTGTAAAGAAAAACTAAATGATTTAATAAAAGATGTTAAAGCTGTTACACTACCATCTGGATTTACTTGATCAGTTCCCGTTTCGTGTTCAAACAATACACTATTACCTAATCCTGTTTCACCAATTATACTAGGAAATGTACCTGTGCCTGAACTATTATAAGCTGTTGCATAAGGTTTAGGATATACAAGTGAATCAATCCAAGTGGTTCTAATAGAATTTGTATTTGTGCCTGTGTACCAATTACCCATTGGTAATCTTGCATTGTCTTGTCCATAATTATAAACTACGTATCTATTATTAAAATCAGAGCCCGCTGTTGGATACCACCAAACAACTTCCGTAAATAGATTGTTGATACCTGCATTAACTTGTTGACCCTTTGTAGTATCAATATCATCATAAATAAAATCTTCAACCGAACAAGGTAGTGTATTGACTGTACCATCAAACGAGAAGAAACCATTATTACCCATCCAATATGCAACACCATCAATTTCAATAGCTGCATTTTTACCAATCAATCCACAGTTTGTGCCTACTTGTTCAAACCCAAATGTAAAAGGAGCTCCAACAAATTTCATAGTATACAAAGCATTGTCAGTCCAAATTAGAATGTTTTCTTTGGCAACTAAACCACCCATAATCTTTGTACCATCTTGTAATCTTTGTGTGCCTGCTGTGTTAGTTGCTTCTGGTACGTATGCATTTATATTTTCATCTTCAGAAAATCTAATAAACATATCATCTTGTGTTGTAGCTGAACCAATGGTTGTTTCTGTTCCTAAATGAATTAAGTGACGTGTTGTTGGTGAAATTAAAGTTACTCTGGTTGCAGTTGGATTATTTGTAGTTTCAAATCCAGATGTGGTTGTAGAGGCACGTGTAGATAATCTAGCTGTAATAGAAGCATCCCAAGTAAATGTTTTACCATTTGCAATAGTTGCAACTAACACATCACCAAAATTACTTAACGACCAAAGTCCTGGTTCAAGTGTAACAGTTGCTGCATTTACAGCATCACCCCATCCACTAAAATCTGTAGCGTTTGTTACTGTTGCACCATCACTGTGAGCTTGTCCTGTTGTTCCCGATACTGCAGTTCCTTTGGCTCCTCTAGTTATACCTGTTAAATCATTTGAACTTACACCTGTATAAGTTATTAATTCTGTTCCTACCGCGATTGTTCCACCACCTGTTGGAAAACCTGTAACTGATGTTAAAGTTATTGCTGTACCTGATCCTCCTGTACCAGCAGTGTCTGCGAGCAACGCTCCGTTTAAAGTTGTTGTTTGCGCACCTTGAACTGTACCACCATATTGACTAATACCAAAACCATATCCATATGTTTGAGCAGCGGGACCCACTCTTTCATATGGTTTTAAAGTTACACTACCACCTGATGCGGATGAACCTGAACTAGTAAATGTAATTGTAAAAGTTGTACTTGTAGGTGTTGAAATAACTTGAAATAATTTATCTTCAAAATCAGAAGCGCTTAATCCAGTGCCACCAGGTAATGTAACACTATCCAATAAAACAATATCTCCATCTTCTAAATTGTGTGCAGCAGATGTTGTAATAGTTATTGTAGTTGTACCATTAAAAGTAAATGTAGCTCCTGATATAGAGGATGTTAAAGGAGTAACATCAAAAAGTTGACCTTCAAAATATACAATTAAAAATTTATCTGTACCAATGGCCACATATCTATTTCCTTCTTTATCTACAAATGCGTGTTGTTTTCTAGCGACACCTACTATTGAATCCGTGAGTAATGATTGCCAACCACCTACTTTTTCAGGCAGACCATATCTGAATCTAACATTATCTGAATCAACCCAACGACCATCAGCTCCAACAGCTGTGTCTTGTTTGTCAATACCAGGAGCAAACTTAATTTTCGTAAGCATACTTTACTCCTATGCTGTATTAGTTTTAAATTGCCAGCCCTTATTAGAACCAGTATAAAAAAGTGTGACTGATTGATTGTTAGTTGTAAGATCCTGTGAAGCAGCTGTTCCTTGAATTTTATCTGATCCATTTGGGGCTACAATACATTTGTTAGTTCCAAAACCATTTGATGCGGATATATCCATAATAATTACTTCATCACCAACTACACCTGCAGGTAAAGTAATTGTTACAATATTTGCTACTGTGTCTACACCTATTTGATCACCAGGGACTGCTGTGTACGCAGTCTTACTTGCTGCAGTTACTGTTGTAAATCCTTTTTCAGTCATAGCTAAAGTTGTAGCTGGAACACTACCTCTAGAATAAACTAAAACTGTTGCACCCTCTGGAAGAGGTACTTGTGTAGATGCACTTTGACCTGTTGTAAGTAAAGTTACTGTATAACTATCACCAGCTCCACCTCTAGTCGTGCCATCTTCTACAAAAAATACTCTGTTAGCATTACCACCAGATGTAGTTGCAGGCATTGTTAAACTAGCATTGCCAGATAAAGTTCCTGTAACTTTAATATAAAGATTTTTACCATTCGCGCTCGCCGATCCGTCGGCCAAGCTTAAATCAACATTACCAGAACTTAAAGTTACTTCTACATAACCCGATACTGCTTGTTGTAATAGCTGTAAATTAGTATTTGTAATTGTACCCCATAGACCAGCTTTTTCACCGGTTGCTACGAGTTCTAATGATAAATCTGTTGAATAACTTGATGCCATATTAGTACGGTTTTATTGGTGTCCAAACCATTGTTGCTCCTGGTATTATATCGTTCCACGTAATAACTCCTGGTTCTACTGTATTTAATGATAAAGCATTACCTGTAGGACTTACTCCTGCGTCGGCAGTTATTGTAACATTTCCTGTAGCCAAGGTCAACGAGTTTCCAGAAGGTGTTACGTTAGTATCTATATTAATAGTAAATGCACCTAAACCTAAAGATACAGCATTTCCTGTAACTGTGTGATTAGCATCCGCAGTAATAGTTAAAGTGCCTGTGCCTAATGCTAGTTGATTAGCCGTTAAATTTTCTGTGACTGCATCTGCAATAACACCTACACTACCAATTGTAATAGTAAGTGAATTACCTGTTACGGCTACTGATACATTATTATCTGGTCCTGATGTAGCAAACGGTAATGCTGATATTGCGTCAAATCCTAAACTCATAAATAATCCTTAAAAGGAGACAGGGGGTATGTGGTGGTGCCCTGCCTCCATCTAAGAATTATATACTATATTTTTATAGTATCAACTCTGTTAATTCATAATTAGATCCTATAGAGCCTTTATAAAAAGTATTAAAAGCCAGACTTATTCTAGTATTGTTACCTTTTTTAGTTTCTACTTGATGAGTGGTTGATGAAGGAAACATAAATAAATTACCAGTATGTACAGGAAAAAACCAAGTTTCAGAATTCCATAAATTAAATTTTGTATTATCTATTTCTGGAGATATTTGTTTATAGGATATAGGATGTGTAAAAAGTATTTTATCGTTTTTTATATCTGAATCAAAATAAAATACACCTGATACTACTGAATTTGGGTGTGCGTGTTTGTGATGAAATTGATTAACTTCTGTATAGTTTAACCACGATTGAGTTATATATAATTCTATATTATTTTTTGGACAAATAATTCTATTTAAATAATCTTTGCAACATTTATCTAAAAACTTTTTTATATTTTTAAACTCTTTTCTTTTTAATATATAATTATCTTTTGTATTAATATTACCTTCATTTTTAGAACAATGTTTTTTTTGTTCTTTTACAAATTGTAATTCTTGTTTTGTAAAATCCCTATCTATTTTTGTTGTATAAATAGGTGTTGGAAAAATAGAATGTATTACAGGATCATTCATAATTAATAATTGCGTAAGTAAATATTTTAAGATCCGTTGGAGTTACTACTTCGTATTCTATATTAGAGTTAAAAGATACTAACTGATTTTCTGTACTTTTAATAAAAGCATTATCAATTTTAATACCACCATTAGTATTATTAGCAAAAAGAATTGCTACTTTAGTGTTTTGTTTATGATTATTAATTAAATATTTTTGTGGTTCTAATGTTTTAGTAAATAAATTAAATCTTACTGAGTGTAATTTTTTGTGTGTTATTTTTTCTAAGGCCGGTTTTATCATATGTAAATAATTAATAAAAACTGGGTGTGTTAAATTAGAATTTTTTATTATTTCATTTGTAAATTTGTATCCATCACAAGGACGATAATTTACAAAATCATTGTAAAACCAAAAAAAAGTATCTCCTGTTAATGTGTCTCTAATACTAGAAAATAATACAGGTTCTATAAAATTATTAATGATGTTGTATTTAGTCATAATTTATTATTTAAAATAGTTTAAATTAATAACCACTCTAACATTTTCATCTGTGCAAGTAGTGCCTGTGTGTTCTAATGCAGAATCAAATTCTATAAAACGATTAGCAACAGATTCAACTTTAGTACCATCTTTAAAAATAGTATAACCATTACAAGTATTTAAATATAATATAGCAGTAGTTAAATTTTCTTTGTCGTCAAAATCTGTATGAAAATCAAATTGTTTTATTTTTGGAGTTATTGTTAATAAATTGGCTTTTGCTCTTACTAAAGAAAAAACTTTAATTTTTTCAATAAGGGGTTCAATTACAGAATAACTTTTTCTTGATTTTCCAAATTGATAAAATATGTGAATAAATTGAAATTCATTTCTTATTAACTTTTCTGATGTAACAGCTTTAGCATAATACCAATCAAAACTATCATTTAACATTAAATCTTGAATAGATTTAAATGCTTCTTTGTTTAAAAAATTATCTGTTATTTTCACACCACCACCACTATTATTAATTAATTATAATAAATCCCATTGTTTTGTTTCTTCATTCCAATTATAATATTTTTTATCCTCAATTTCTTCATTTGTCAATTCAGGTCTAACAACAGGCGGATCCCATCGACAAGTTTCTTCATTTAATATCCAAGAATTATAAGGTTTTGGTGGTATAAAAGCATCTCTGTCCTCATCATATGTATATCCTGGCCCAGCATAATTTTTTCTTATAGTTGAATTGTAAGAAGTTTGTTTCCAAATTGGCCAATAAGTTATTTCTGTTAAAAATTTAATTCCATTAATTTCGTGTTCTATACCATTGCTATCTTTTAAAACGTCATTAGCAACTCC